GCCTGTCGATCTTCGTGCGCCAATTTTCTATGACAGCGATAACACTGGGTACTACTTAAATCCGGCTGGCACTTCTCGCCTCTTCAACACGCAAACCTTTGCTGGTGGGGTGGCTGAATTTTATACTTCCGCCGGAAGCCTCCGTGGATACATAAACGCGACTGACACAGACGACAACCATTTTCAGTTTGCGACCTCCGGCGGTGAGGACATCGTATTCAGGGACGGCGGACTATCTGGAACGCGAAATCTTGTTATACGTGGCGCCAACGCTGGCACAGAGGCGTACGGCTCAATGCGTTCGCCGATCTTTTACGACAGCAACAACACCGGGTATTACGTAGACCCAACATCTACATCGCGCCTTAGCACCATTGAATGCGGTAACGTCTACAACGTGGACGGCGGCTGGTTCCGCAACTACGGCGCGACAGGCATCTACAACCAGTCGTACGGCAACCACTTCTACTCTGACGCGCAAAACTACTGGAACGTGAGTAACGGGGGAGCTACTGCCGGAGGAATTCGCTTCCGCGACCAGCACGACGGAACGATTCGCGGATACGTTTACGTCAACAACAGTAACGACATCGGCTTCCTAGGGTCAGGAGGTGGTTGGCGTGCGAGAGTTGTCGGGAATGACTATTTCCTGATTGACGGCTCGTCTATTCGTGCGCCGCTGTACTACGACAGTACCAACACTTCCTACTACTTCCGCCCGGCAAGCTCGGACACGGGCTACTTGCGCGGAAGATTAACATTTGGCGACTACGGCGCGGGTATCGTTGGAAGCTACTCTTCATACCGATACCAGCTTGTCTTCTCGATGGGGGCCGCATATACCGGCGCAATCGATGGCACAAGCGTGTCTGGCGGATACGGACTCTGGTACTCGCACCCGAACGCCGGTGGCGTAGCGTCAAACCTTTCGTCGCACGGCTTGATGAACATCGTCAACGGCAGCTTCCAAGCCTCGCTCGACGCGAGTATGCGAGCCGTGAGCGACATGCGTTCGCCGATTTACTACGACATTGATAACACGGGGTATTACGTCAACGCGGCAAGCACCAGCTATCTCTACCACTTACAGCTTTCGGGAGCCTCCTACTTCCGTCCAAGTAGCTGGATTCAGCTCGACAGTGTCTATGGCTTGTACTGGCCGAACAATTACGGACTGCATGTACGCGCAAACGACCAGTCCACGTACACGCAACTATGCATTCAGGGCAGTAAGAACTCGTACGGCGGCATATTGGATTTGTATAGCAGCGTCAATGGAATCATGTACGACTCCGGCGGTAACGGCGGTGTTTACCGCGAAGCAAACGGACGTTGGTACTTCTACCACCTCGTCGGCAATAACTGCATGGGTATCAACACGTCAACAACGTCGTCCTCTTATGGGCTGTACGTTTCTGGCGGTATCTACTCGACAGGCAACGTGGTCGCGTACTCGGACGCTCGACGCAAGGCGAATGTTGTCACCGTTGGTGGCGCACTCGATAAGGTGGCGCAACTGCGCGGCGTGTACTACACCCGCATCCCCGGTGAAGACGACGAAAAGACCGACCCGAATCGCCGCGAGATCGGCGTGATCGCTCAGGAGGTCAATGAGATACTGCCTGAAGTTGTCACCTACGCGGCGGACATCGATGAGTACGGTGTACAGTACGGCAACTTCGCTGGTCTGTTCATCGAGGCAATAAAGGAACTGAAGTCACAGGTGGCTACGCTGAACGCGGAAGTCGCCGAGCTTCGCGGGAGGACTTTACAGTGAGCATCGCTTACCACTTTGCTATTCGACAGACGAACAAGACGAATGTCGGGTCATTGTCTGGCGTGGTGACGCACATCCACTTTGACTACGTTGGCACAAGTCAAAGTGGACGCACTGTGATTTGTCAGGGCGTTGTGCCGTTCACGGTCGCAGACAGGACAATCGACACGGCTGATGGAGAGAAGGTCATTAAGGGCGATCTAAATCCGAATAGTTTTATACCAGCGCCTGAAGTTACCGAGTCCGTCCTGCTTTCGTGGATCGAAGAACGAGTCCCTGCTGCAACGATTCAACTTTTTCAGAAACACATATCTGAGCGACTTGCTGACGAGGAGTAAAAAATGTCTATGACTTATACGTGGAAAGTGACCGGCATCAAGGTCAAGGACGAGGTTAACGCTCAGGGCGTAACTCTTCCGCAGGCCGTATGCCAGACATACTGGGTGAAGACCGGCGTGGATGCGAACGGGAACGAAGGCTCCTTCGCCGGGGCGACCCCGTTTACCGCGCAGACCGTGCCGTCTGACCAGTTTGTCCCGTTTAACCAGCTTACCGAAGAGGTTGTCCTCGGCTGGATCAAGGCTGTTGTGGTCGGTCATTACGAGCAACATGTCAATGATGCTATCGCCGAAAGCATCCGAATCAAATCTGTTACGGAACCCGCTATGCCGTGGGCGGCTCCGCAGTCCGAGCCAAACACGCCGCCTGCTGAGTAATCGGAGCAGGGAATGGCTGTCACATATACCTACGCTATCAACGGGCTTCGCGTCTCTACTCAGGGCGGACTCTCCGATGTGGTACGTGAGATCGATGTGAACGTATGGGGCTATGACGGAGACTTCGCGTTTCACATGCCGGTTACTGTCCGGCTGCCTGCGGCTAATCCGGATAGCTTCACGGCATTCGATTCGCTTTCTGAGGCACAAGCAGTCGCGTGGATTGACGCGAGTACTTCGACAGCTCACGCAAAGAACCACATTGCAAATGTTCTTTCTCGCATGATTGAGGATGCGGCAATGCAGGCCAAGCCGCTTCCGTGGGGGCGGTAAGGCATGCCATTACAGTCGTCTGGCGAGATCAGCATGTCGCAGATCAACGCGGAGTTTGGTCGCGGCAATGACTTGAACTCGTATCGCGGGACATCGCACGCCAGCGGTACATTCCCAAGTGGGACGATTGCGTTCAGTGATTTCTATGGCAAAAGCGTCCCGCCGTCAGGCGGTACGTTTAGCCCTGACGGCAGCACGTCATCCAGCAGCCGTGTTTTGGTTCAGGATTATTTCTATGGAGAAGCAGGCGGCACAGCGCAAGCCTCCATTTCATGCACCCAGTCCGCTTCATGGACATGGACCAGAGTCGCTGGCTCATTTGGAGCCGGTCAGGTTGACGGAAGCACTCTAGTTGCATCCGGCAGCGGGACAGGCAATACGGCGAACTTCGTCCTAGGCACTGGGTTTAATGCATATCGAATAGCCGAGTTCGAGGTCAACGCGACGTCGGGTAGTAACACCCGGTATTGGCGCGTTTACCTTGAGACCGAGTACACGGGATGCCCGTTCTGCTGTTTCACGCCTGACACCCTCATCCTGATGGGCGATGGGTCACTCAAGGCGATCGGCGAGGTGCGGGTCGGCGACTTCATCCTCACGTACAGCGAGGAGCTGAAGATCAATGTCGCCGTGCCGGTAACTGAGGTCATCGTTCGCGCCGACCGCCCGATGTACCAGTACACCTTTGAGGACGGCTCTACGCTCAAGGCGTCCGAGGAACACCCGCTGTATATCCTCGGCAAGGGGTATGCGTCCCTCGTCCCGGTCCCTGAGTACAAGGACATGGGTCTCGCGAAGGTCGTCGAGCTTGGGGACAGCGTTGTGAACGAGCTTGGCAGCCCTAAAAAGATCGAGAAGATCGAACGCATCTCATACGCCGGGGCTGTTTACACGTTCGGCAACACGCGGTTCTACGCCAACGGCATTTTGGTGTACTAAGTCTTATAATGTTAACTGTTTGTATTTGCTTGGATTAAACAGGAGATGACGATGAATAGCTTGAAGTTTGAAGTGTCGATGGAGGAAGCGAACCTGTTGATCGCGGCCCTTGCCAAGCAGCCTTTCGAGGCGGTGGCTGGCCTGATCCAGAAGCTGCAGGGGCAGGCCCAGTCGCAGATGTCGCAGGCTCCTTCCGTCGAAGAGGCTCCCAAGGCCTAAAATGTATGGGGGCAGAAATGCCCCCGTCTTTTTAGGAGGCCCACCTATTCTCATCTAGGAAGAAAACATGGCAGGTTTCGTGATTCGAGGATTTCGCGGCATGCGTCCGATCCTCGACCCAAAGCTCCTTGATTCCTCTGAGGCACAAGAAGCCAAAGACGTTCGCCTTTTCTCCGGCAACATCGAGCCTGTCGAGAGCAACACCACCGTCACTGCGCTCAAGACCGTTTCAGGCACTGTGCAGACAATCTTCCGCGCCAGAGACAACGTCGACGAATCCCTGAACTGGTTTGAGTTTACGGCGGACGTGGACATCGCACGATCGCCCATCACGCAGGACAGCTACGGCAGGACGTATTGGACTGGCGAGGACTACCCTCGCTACGCCCCTGAGTCTGTGGCGTTTTCCTCTGGCTCATCTGCCTACCCGCGCAACTCGTATCGCCTTGGCATCCCGAAGCCGATAGTTGTTCCGCTTGTGACTGGCGTTCCGGTGACTGAGGCCGACACTGTCGAGCGCACCTACGTCCTGACGTACATCAACACCGACGGAAGCAAGGAGTCCGCTCCCAGCGCTGAGGTGAAGGTCAAGGCGCTTTCTGCGAACGTCGATACCGGCGTCATTCTGGTTACCGGGTTCACCTACGAGAGCGGCACGTCCTACGTAGTGACCTGCTCTGCCTCGCACAACCTTGCCGTCAAGGACTACATCGGCGTCACCGGCTCGACTGAGGCCGGCTGGAACGACACTTGGGAAGTCTCCGCGGTCGTTGACTCCAAGGTGTTCAAGGTCAAGAACACGCAGGCATTCCCTGCTCAGCCACCGGCTGGCCCGTATGTCGTCAAGCGCCGATACCCGCCGAAAGTGAAGCTGTTTAGTCTGCCGACAGATAACAATGGTAACTTGGACATAACCAGCAAGCGCATCTACCGCAAGGTGAGCGGCACGTTCCGCCTCGTGGATACCGTCCCACTGAGCGATGCAGAGTACATCGACCTGCATACGGATGCGGATCTGGCCGCGGGTGCGCCTCTGGCTTCCGGCGTCGAGAACCGCCCGACCCGTCCGATCACACCGCCGGTTGCGGTCATCCCGTTTACTGACACTACGGTGACTCCGGGTGCAACTACGGTGGCCAACGTCTACGCGACCGCTTTCGTGACCGCCGCCAACGTCGAGGGCACCCTCAGCAAGTCGTCTGGCGTGGTCAAGGTCATAGACGGCGTGACATCTGTCAATATCACCCACAACGAGGTGGTAGCCAGCGATGTCACCAAGAAGCGCATCTACCGCCAGACCGTCACCTACAGCGGGACGGGCACCTACACAGTGACGGACTCCGCCTATCGGCTGGTTGTCGAAGTGCCGGTGTCCCAATCCTCGTACACGGACACGGCCTCAAGCTCCGGCATCTCAGGCAACGCTGCCCCTGCCGTCCAGAATGGCATCGACGAGCCGCCGGGTGGAGCCGTGGCGGCGTTTGGCGCGGTGGGGGCACTTCCGGCCAAGGTCACCGCTGAGAGCCGCGTATACGTCTACACGTACGTCTCTGAGTACGGTGAGGAGGGGCCGCCTTCCGCTCCGTCCACCCTGATCGACGTCAACCCCAACGAGGGGGTTCTAGTCGTGACCGGGGGTGCGCCGACCGGAAGCTACAACATCACCAAGAAGTACATCTACCGCACGTCTAGTGGCTCAAGCGCAACAGATTACCAGTTCGTTGCTGAGGTTGCCGTCGGTACCACCAGCTACACGGACTACAAGAAGCAGACTGAGCTGGGCGAGATCATGCCGTCGCTCGACTGGGAGCAGCCGCCGACCAACCTGAAGGGCTTGAAGGTCATGGCCAATGGCATCTTCACGGCCTTCTCTGGGAAGGATTTGTGCTTCTCAGAGCCGTTCATGCCGCATGCGTGGTCGAGCAAGAACTTCCTGCCTGTAGACGCCACGATCATCGGCCTTGGGACGTTCGGCCAGTCGGTCGCTGTACTGACTGACTCCTTCCCGTACATCGCTACAGGCATCGACCCGTCTGCCATGACGCTCGTAAAGACGTCCTTTCAGCAGGCGTGCGTCTCAAAGCGGTCTATCGTGGATGCTGGCGACTCAGTCATCTATGCATCGCCGGACGGCCTTGCTCAGATCGGCCTGAACGGCGTCAGCCTGCTCACCGCAAAGATGCTGTCGCAGAAGCAGTGGCAGGAATACAACCCTTCGTCCATCCATGCCTACATTCACGAGGGGCGGTACTACGCCTTCTACACGAAGACGGACAACTCCAAGGGGCTGCTCGTCTTCAACTTAGTGGGCAACGATGCGCCGTTCACGATCGGCACGCAGACGACCACAGCTGGCCATGTTGTAGCTACGTCGGACTCTTTGCACATCGTCGAGTCGAACAACATCGTCAAGATGGACAAGTCCTCGACCAAGCGCAATTACCTCTGGAAGTCGAAGGTTTTTGAGTCTGCTCAGGAGACCAACTTCGGCGTGGCTCAGGTTTTCTGCTCTACATACACGAACAACTGTACGCTTAAAATATACGCCGATGGCGTACTCAAGCTGACAAAGGTGGTAGCGAGTGCAGACCCGTTCCGCCTCCCAGCTGGGTACTTGGCACGCAACTGGTACGTGACTGTTGAGGGACAAGATCCTGTGCAGATGATCGCTGTGGCCCAGTCTACCGCTGAGTTGAAAGGCGCATGAGCGCAGAGACGAAAGTTCCGTCAATTCCTGACGTTGGCACTGGCTCCGTTGAGTACATTCTCAATTCGGTCAAGATGCTTCTCGACGTCAGAGAGGGCGTCTCTGGCAACAAGCTTGACGCCAATGTCACCTATCGCGATCTCGTCAACCTTGGGATGGCGAAGGACGCTACTGGAGCTTACTCCGCGTCATCTGCTGCGAAGCTTAGCCTGCCGATATTCCCGCCGAACGCAGACCCTGACGGATACGTTCCCTCTGAAGACCTGACTCCGCCGCCAGCTCCTGAGAATGTTGAGGCGTTTGGCTCGATCGGAATCATCTTCATTACTTGGGATCAGCCGTTCTACAAGAATCACCAGTACGCCGAAGTGTGGCGTGCTGAGAGCGATGACATTGGCGCAGCCACTCTGCTTGGAACCAGCGCGGCGCAGGGCTACATGGACAGCCCAAGGGCGAAAGAATTCACCTACTACTACTGGGTTCGGTTCGTATCCAAAGCTGACGTCAATGGCCCGTACAGCCAAGAGTCTGCATCCGCTCAGGCGTCGACTGACCCTGCTGAGCTGATCAAGATCCTTGAGGAAGAGATCCTCAGCCTCGATCTGGTCAAGGATCTTTCAAGCAGGATTCAGCTGATCGACGGGCCTACTGAGCTGGTCAACTCAGTGAACTACCGCATGAAGCAGGAGTTCACCGCTCGTGTTGCGGCAATCAATGCGGAGGCTGCGACTCGTGCGCAGGCCTTGCTTGATGAGGCCGCGGCTCGTGGCACCGCTATCACTAATGAGCAGATTGCCAGACAGAACGCTGACGGCGCATTGGCTCAGGACATCACGACTTTAACGGCTACCGTTAATGGCAACAACTCGACGCTGACTGCAGCCATTCAGGCTGAGGCTACAGCGCGAGCCAACGCAGACTCTGCTGAGGCTACTGAGCGAAACACGCTCGCCACTCAGATGCGCGGTGGCTATACCGGAAGTGATCTAGGTCAGCTCACCACGGGACTGATCTTCCAAGAGCGGCAGGCCAGATCCTCTCAGGACTCCGCCCTTGCTCAGCAGATCTCGCTGCTGACTGCCGGCGTGTCTGGCGGCTTTGATCCGTACGACACATTCCACTTCGACAGCTCTGTTGATGGATGGTCTGGGTCTAACTGCACGCTGTCTGTTGGTAACGGATACGTTACCCTAACTCCGACAGGCGCTGATCCTTCAATCAGCCTGTCTGCAGACTTCAACCCCGGCTTCAGTGGTGCTTCGTACCGCATCGTGAAAGTGCGTTTCAAGCGAGTTGCAGGCACTGGCTGGGTCGGCAAGCTGCGATGGAAGACGTCAGGCCACGGATTCTCTGCGTCATACGAGAAGACGATTGCAGATCCGGGTATCGGTGTAGGCGCGACAACGATCGTCGACTTCGATGTTGACGGCATTGCTGACTGGACTGGCGGCGCGATACTCAACATCCAGCTTCTTCTTGGAACCAGCTCAGATACGTTCGACATCGACTGGATCTCGATTGGCCGCAATGCGCCTGCCGCGTCACAAGCGGCCATCCTTGAAGAGGCCGTTGCAAGAGCCGCTGCTGACTCTGCTGAAGCCACAGCAAGGCAGCTGCTTTCGACGTCAGTCATCGGGGTCACAGATCCTACTGGCGTCACGCTTTCAACGGTGGGCGGACTGATCGGCAGTGAGCGCACTGCTCGAACTAACGCAGACAGCAGCGAGGTCACGCAGCGAGAGCTTCTGTCGACGACGCTCACTGGGCAGTCAACAGCTTCCGGCCTGAATCTCAACAACATCTCAGGAATCATTGGCGAAGAGAGAACGGCTCGCGTCAATGCTGACAGCTCTCAAACTACGGTAACCACTGGCCTTCAGTCTCAGGTAAACCTGAAGACGAAGGTTTATCAGCAGGCCGCACAGCCGACATCTCCTCCGTCCCCGCTAACATCATTCACTGTCGGCGATCTTTGGATCGACACAGACGACAGCAATAAGATGTACCGCTGGACTGGCAGCGCTTGGGTTGAGACTACTGACGGAAGAATTGGGACACTGACTGGAAACGTCAGCACACTTCAGGAGACCTACAGCAGCTTAGACACTGCTGTAAACGGGCCGACTGGTCTTGCCACGAGGATGAGCGCGGTCGAGACCGTTGCCGCCAGCAAGAACAAAACCTTCCGTCAAACAACAGCGCCAACAGGTGCGCTTGTAACTGGCGATATTTGGTTCAACACGGCCAGTAACAACGCTGCTTACAGATGGGACGGATCAGCTTGGGTTCTCACTGAGGACTCAAGAATTCCTCAGACTGCTGCAGCCGTGGTCAACGTCGAGCAGACGAAGATCGGCTACGCAACACTCTCGAATGGCGAGGTGTTCGACAACAACGGCGCTATCCGCAACGCGACTGACGTCGCCACATGGAACGCCGCCAACCCCAGCAATCCTGCCACATGGAACGTAGGCATCCCGTTTGCCTCCGCCGTGAAGCAGGTGCGCATCTCTGACGGCCTGTCGTCTGTTGCTCTTGAGCAGCGGTTCACTGCGCAGCGCGGCACGAACAACACGCTTCTTGGGCAGTACTCAGTCAAGATCGACAACAACGGGCACGTATCTGGCTTTGGCCTGTCAAGCACGGAAGTCAACGGCACACCGACATCTGCGTTCATTATCCGCGCAGACAAGTTCGCGATCGTTGATCCGGCAAGTGGTGCCAATAACCTAACGAACTCGCCGTCTGCTGACACAGTTCCGTTTGCTGTTGATGGTGGGGCTGTCTACATCAAGACCGCGTTCATCAAGGACGCGACTATATCGTCCGCTAAGATTGCCTCGCTCGTTGCCAACAAGATTACTGCCGGATACATCAACGCAGTTGTTGGTATCAATGGTGCTAAGACTTACGGCACTGAGTTGTATGCTGGCGGAAGCACCAGCGTGCAGACTGATGGTTTAGGCAATGTCATAGGGTTTACTGCGCAGAATCCGACGCTATCTATTGTCAATGGCATAGCAACGTTTGTTGCGTCGTCATTCCGCATTGCGAACTCCGCATCCGGAACGCCGACAAACTCGTTCCCGTTTATTGTTGAAGGCGGGGTTACATACCTAAATACAGCCATCATAAAAAACGGCACGATTACGACTGCGCAAATTGAAAACGCGACAATCAGTAACGCGCAAATTACTAGCCTTTCCGCAGACAAGATCACTAGCGGAACAATCTCTACGTCTCGTCTTGCGATTGACACGAACACACTGACTTCTAGCGGCGGACTGCTGACCATCAGCGGCGGCGCTATCACGAACCAGCTTATTGCCACCAACGCCAACATCGATGGCGCGAAGATTGCGAACCTTTCAGTCAACACCCTGAAGATTGCAGGCAATGCAATCACGCAGCCACAGGTATACACGGCTGCAGACGTTTACGTGCCTAATGCATCTGCAATTCAGATGACGAGCAGCGGCGTTTCTGAGAACTACAACTACGTCGGAACAAATAACGGCGACTACATTTTCATTCAGTACTACGATTTCTATACTGGCAATCTCATCGAGTACTACGAGTTCGTCGGCACAGGCAATGGCGACTACACGAGAACAGTTGTCTACGGGCCGCCGACTTTCCTGAACGAAATTCTGGTTATTGAGACTCCTGTCGTTACGGTTGGCGTGGACGCTACTGCCGCTGTGCAGATCGTGTACTACGCAACGCACGACGGCTCTATCTACACCTACAACGATTCCGGCCAACATCTTTTCATGCTTCTCGATACCGGATCTGGGTATCGCCTTGTGGCGCAGCAGCAAGTAGGACTTCGCACTGACAGCAGTGCAGACACTATGGCATCTCTCCCGATTGCCATGACGTTCACGGCAAAAGACATTACGACAGCTAGGGTGAAGATCCTAACTGGCAGCCGGCGTGTTGACCTTCCGATGGGCAATGGCAGTAACCCTTGCTGGCTGCGTAACAGCACAATCTCACTGCTGGGGGCAAAGCGATGAGTTTCATGGCTGTCTTTGATGTCGACGGTCGGTGCAAGTACGTCCTTGATGGAACCCCTGATTCAGTTGCCGTCAGAGACGAGGCTGCCGTCGCTTACAGCGAAGAGCCTATAAACCCAAACATGGTTTGGTATGACCACGAGGCAGGGAAAATGATGCCTCGCACGCCATTCCGTGTTTCGGTCACGAACAACCGGATAGAGCGCGTTCCTGTCGGAACCAAGGTCTACGTCGGGGCAGATTCTGCTGTCGTAAACGAAGGGTCTATAGACTTCGATGTTTCGTACGCACAGACAATTGTTGTGACTATGATGCACATACGTCACATAGACAAAGTCTTGGAGGTTCGCTGTGAAGTTCCGGGTTAATCAGGACTACGCAGAGCTTCGCCGCTCCGAATACCCGCCGATAGGCGATCAGCTGGATGCACTGTGGAAGGGGGGCGCTGTCCTTGAGGAGATGGCTCGCAAGGTTGCCGCCGTGAAGGAGAAATACCCTAAGCCGCCGCCGTCTGGTGAGCAGCCGTGAACATTCTGAGGCAGATCCTTGAGCGCAACATAGGCAACGTCCTCACTGAGGAGCTTGCGCTTGGCATCCTGTTATCGGTATCCGGTAACAGCGATGAGTACATCAATATCGCGGACATCCCCCCTGAAGATTATGGGGATGCAGTTATCAACGTCGAGTTCCTGAAGGACTGCTTGGATGAGATCAAGCCAGTCCATGCCCAGCACTGGGCAGAGACGGAATCCTATCGACACGGAATCGCTCTCAATCCTAACTACGAGTACATGTGCAACGCTGAGGCGCAGGGCCGCTTCATGCTGTTCACTGTGCGAGTTGCTGGCCGGTTGGTTGGCAACTGCATGATGCACTTGTCGAAGAGTACTCACACCCAGAAGTGGGTTGCTGAGGAAGACACCATTTTCATTCTGCCCGAATACCGCAAAGGTCGGCTCGGGATTCGCCTCATCCGCTACGTTGAAGATGTTCTCTTGAACATGGGGGTGACGGAGATACGTGTGACAGTCAAGGAAGTCAACGAAGTTGGCAGGCTGTTGCAACACCTTGGCTATGACCACACTGGCAATCAATTAACTAAGATCCTTCAGGAGTAACACATGTGCAGTGACGCGCCCCCGCCGCCGGACTTCACGCCGCTTGCAAACGCGATGCGTGATGTCGGTGACAAAATGGCAGCACTTGGCCAGCAGCAGCTTGCCTTCGGTCAGCAGCGGTATCAGGAAACGATGCCGCTATACCAGCAGCTCGTATCCTCCAACCTGCAGGGACAGCAGCTTGCGATGGACATGGCGAAGGATGCCGCTAAGGAGCGCCTGAAGTACCGCGCCCTTGAGGACAGCCTCGTTGAGGAAGCGCAGCGTGCTTCTGCAATGGATCGCGGCGACATCTTTGCAGGCCGCGCTGCTGCCGATGTCGAGCAATCGCTCGCTCAGCAGAGAAGCGCCGCAGTGCGGAATCTGACGCGCATGGGTGTGAACCCGAATGCCGCTCGATTCGCCGCACTGAACGACGAGTTCGCGATTCGCGGAGCCGCTGCAACTGCTGGTGCCAAGACCGCCGGTCGCATGGCTGGCGAAGAGTACTCCACCCGCCTGCGGTACAACGCAGCAGCGATGGGGCGCGGCCTTCCTGCTCAGCAGCTGTCGGCGATCGGCACTGGAATACAGGCCGGCGGCGCAACGGGTGCGCTTGTGCAGCAGCAGAACGCCCCGATGTATGCTGGCTTCCAAGGTGCGATGGGCGGACTGCAGGGTCAGATGGGCGGCATCCAAGGTGCCGGCAACCTTCTGAATCAGGGCTACCAGAACCAGCTCGCCTACAGTCAGCAAAACGCTGGATTGGCCGGCGCACTTGGCCAGCTTGGCGGTATGGCTATGGGGTACTTCATGCCCGGAGCTGCCGACGGCGGTCAGGTTGACGATGTGATCAGTGACGCCAGTAAGAACGAGTACGGCTCAGGCGGAAAGATCTCTGGCCCCGGCACTGGAACGTCGGACAGCGTTCAGGCTCTGAATACTTCTGACGGCACGCCAATCAAGCTGAGCAATGGCGAGTACATCATCCCCGCCGATGTTGTTCGCGAGAAGGGCAAAGAGTTCTTCGACAACATGGTTCAGAAGTACCACACGCCCGTACGCAAAGGGCGTCGGCGCAAAGCTCTGAGGAAGGGTTAATCATGGCAAGCTTCGCAGAAGGTCTCGTCAAGGGTCTCCAGCAGCAGCAGGAGCTTAACCTCCGCCGATCTGAGCAGAAAAGACAGCAGGCTATCAGCATGTCGCAGCTTGCCTCTGCAGAAGAGGAGCGTCAGTACAGGCGCGAGCAGCGTGATAAGCAGGAAAAGGCGGCTGGAGAAATCCGGCAGCTGATGGATGGCGTTTTCGGTTACGACGAAACGCTGCCTGCTCAGGCTGTTCCGGGTCAAGCCGCTCCTGCGCAGACTGTCAGAAAGCAGTACGACATTTATGACAGCTCCCCCGAAGGCCGCGAGCGTCAACTGCGGTATCACTCTGGGTACACCCGCATTCTCATGAACAACGGCCTGATGTCGCCTACCGACATGAAGGCGTCTGCGGAATACGCCGGGTATCTTGATAAGTCTGGTGTCTCTGATGCGGCTCTTAACCTGTTCCTGACTGACGGTCGAGATGCAAAGTCTCTTGGCTTCCTTGCCAAGAAGCTCAACCTTGATCCAAACAGCGTCAAGATCACCGGCTCACTCGTGGACAACTCCGCGAAGATTGATGCAAAAAGTTTGGGCGGCGAGTCCTTCTCACGTCCGCTTGGGGACATTTTCTCCGCGCTTGGCATCAATGCGTTTGAGAACATTCAGAAGGCCAAGCGTGAAGAGAAGGTCACTACTGCAACTCTTGAAAACCTTGAGGCAAAAACCAGTCTTGTTCGCGGCCAGACAAGACTTGCCGGCTCACGCGCTGCTGCGCTTGATGCTGGATCGCAAGAGGTGAAGTTGAAGGATCTTCCTAAGCTTTACTCCACCATGAAGGGGCCGACTGATACAAACGCTCCTGTTATGCCGCAAGGTCAAGAGATCCTCCGCAATGCTGTTGACGGCGCTAGGGGCGCTGGAGCTAACGGCAAGCAGGCGACTGACTTTGCCATCTCACTTGTATCCTCTCTTCGCACAGATCCTGCGTTTGTTCAGGCCATGCGAAATGCTGCTAAAGATCAGGGTGTAAACATTCGACAGCCGAATCTTTACAATCTGTTCGAGCAGCAGTTCTTGGCAGAAAAGGTTCGCGAATTTGTGAACTCAGACGCAGGCCAAGCTCAGCTGCGATCGCAGTTTGGTCGAGGCGCTGCAGAAAGATCGTCTGCAATGGATACGACTCAAGACGCTTCAGCTGAATAATCCGGAGGCTTAGATGGCCATTGATACTTCATTCCTGTTTAAGCAGACCGGATCGACTCAGCCTGAGAAACGAGCCGCTGCGATACAGGATGCCGCCGCACAGCAGGATGACCAGCTGATCACGGGCACTCAGCCGTCGTCTATCGACACTAGCTTCCTGTTCAAGGCTCCCGCTCGCGCCGCTATTCCGCCTGAGACAACACCTGAAGAAGTTGCCGCTGAGCAACCCGGCACGTCTAACCCGCTTTATGGTGCTGCCGCTAGAACAGCAACCATTGCTGGCGAAACTGTCGAGGCCACGAAGCGCGTTGGAGAAGCTGCTCCTGTATCAGCCTTCCAGCCGGGTATCTCCGGACTTGGCGCTGGGATTAAGCTTGTCGCCCCAACTCTACAGAAGTGGGCAGACGGTCTTCGAGGCTGGGGAGAGAGCATTGGCTACTCTCCTAGCACTCAGCTAAAAAACATAAGCGACAATCCATTAACTCTTATTCCGTTTATCGCGGAAAGAGTTATCACATCTGTTCCCGATATGGCTGCTGCAGCTTTGGCTACTCCCGTGTATGCCGCTGCTCGCACAAACGAAGTGCTTAACGAGCGCCTCAAGAACGATCAGAAAACTCTTGAGGATGCCACGGTTGGTGACGTTGCCACCGCCGCTGGCGTTGCCGCTGTCGAAACTATGTTCGAGCGTTTTGCCACTAACCGCATCTTCAAGAAACTTCCTGAAGGCGAGGGCTTGTCGATTCCGCGAACCCTCCAAGAGACTGGCGTTCAGGCTGGAACTGAGGGCGTAGAAGAAGCCGCTGCGTACCTTGGCGGAACAGCTGGCACCAAGGCTGGCGTAAACGTCAACGACCTTGCGGCTAACGTACTTGAGGGCATGATCGTTGGCGGCGGACTTGGCGCAACAACTCAGGCTGTTAGGGAGATTGCCACCGCGCTCCGGAAGGAGCCTTCTGCCGGCCCCACAACTGCAGAAGCGCAACCGACCCCAGTGGCACCTGTTGGAGAACCCGCAGCCACAGCCGAAACAACTACTGTTTCACAGCCTAGCACAACTGTTGTTTCTGACGCGCAAGCTGCAGCACCGACTGTTGAGCCTGCTGGAACAGCTGTTACCCCTGTCGTTACGGATCAAGGGGTTACGGCTCCGGCTCTTGCTGTTGCCGCTGCACCAGTAACAGCTGCTCCCGCAGAGACAGAGGGTGCGGGAATTATCTCGACTGCAGACCTCAAGCAGCAGCTCGTCGAGATCGATGCCGAAGCTGCCGCCCGTGCTGCAGAACAGGCTCTGGCCACGACTGAGCTGCCCGAAGGCCTTACTGTGGATAACTCCGTCACCGAAAACTTCGGGCCGGATGACACACGCTTCGCCGCCTTCGAGTCGCCTACCGACAAGGAGCTGTATGTCCTTGGCAAGCTGAATCGTCGCCCTGCAAAGACGCCTGAGCTGACGGAGACGGCGCGTCAGCTGACTTCCAAGGTATCTGAGGCTCTGGGTATCCCCGTCGAGGAAGTCGCCCAGAGGGCGGAGGCGACCCGTGTGGCGACACAGAACGGGTTGTCCGGCGTCCAAGCTGGGGCGGTGTATCGAGTCCCGACAGGGATCACTACGCCTCCCGTCAGCCCCCTAATGCAGCTTGCGAGCGACCAGATCGGGGAAAAGTTTAGCCTCCCAGAAGGGGAGAAGGTTGTCATCCCCGAAGCGCCGGTTGACCCGGTGCGCACTAAGATCGCCTCCGTCATCAAGGATGCGTTCGGGGTGGACGTGGTGTGGGCCAGCCTGCCGAAGGGCGGCAAGGTCAAGACCAACAAGGGCCGCGAGCTGGTCGCCATCAACGGCGCACGCATTGCCGGCACGAATGCCATCCTGCTCGACGCCAACAACTACAGCTTCCTGAACACGCTGGGCCACGAGCTGACCCACGTTCTGGAGACTCAGTACCCGCAGCTTTATCAGCAGCTGATAACACTCGCCAAGGCGAAGGTCAGCAAGAAGTTCCAGAACCAGCTTCGCAAGGAAGTTGCTAACGATGCTGAGTTCAACTCAGAGCTGGTGGCTGAGATGGTCGGCGAGCAATCGACTGATCCGAAGTTCTGGCAGGAAGTGTTCGACGCAGCTGGCGATCAGACTTCCGCTCAGGGATTCCTCGATGCGCTGAACAAGATCATCGACCGTATCCTGAGTGCGCTTCAGGGCTACCAGCCGATGGTCGTCCAGAGCCGCAAGGATGCACTGGCCGTGCGTCAGGCTGCTCAGCAAGCGTTCCAGCAGTGGATCACGGCACGACAACAGGCTGCTCAGCAGGTCGCCGCAGACCAGCAAGCCGCAGTGCAGGCTGCCGCAGCCGTTACTCGCCCAGCGCCAGCGGTCAATCCGTTCTTGGTCGGCACATCACTAGACCCAAATGCACCCAAACCGGCGGAGCTTGGCCCACCGAAGGTTCCACCTTCACGGCAGGCTCAGGTCAACATTGGCCAGAAGGGCCGCCGCTTTGTCACCTTTGCCGCTGACCTCGACAAGGATCTGTTCGAGCTTGGCGCTAAGCTGAAGAAGGCCGCAAAAACGCTGAGCAAGTCTGACCGTGAATCAGCCGACGCTCGTCTCGTTCGGTTTATGGCCGTCACCGGCCTGCCCCGCGCAGAGATGATCGATGTCGCAAAGAACTATCGAGATGCTGTCGTCAAGGCAGCGGGTGCTGTTCAGGAGGACGGCACCTACGAAGCCCCGGCAACCAACATAGGAGAGCGTCGTGCCGTTGAAGAAAGGAAAGTCGAAGAGCGTCGTGAGCCGCAACGTGAGCGAGCTGATGAACAAGTACGAGAAGTCCGGCAAGATCGGGAGCAGCCGCCCGTCGAGCAAGCCGAAGGCGCAGAAGCAGGCGGTCGCGATCGCGCTGCAGAAGGCAGGCCGCAGCCGGAAGAAGTAGCCGCTGAGGAAGAAGTCGTAAGGGAGCTGCCGCAGTTCTCGCGTAAGCGTCCTGCGGTAGACCCCGACTTCGCCGACAGTGTTGCTGAAGATGTTGGCCTCAACGCAGAACTATCTGAGGCCACGTCTCTCAAGTACCAGACCGGCAAGTCCGGCGAGGATCAGTTCAACACACCAGTTGTTGGCGGACTGACCAACACTGTTCTTGAGATTGAGCGTGCCCGTCGAGAAGGCACTCTTGGGCAGCTCGACCTCGACAGCGAGAGCGATCGCAATACTGTTGCGAAGATGCTTGCCGCCGAAGTTGTTGCTGCTGTTCGTGCCGGCGGTGGCGCTAAGGAGTGGTATGACAAGACCATCCGTCGCACTCTCGCTATGGCATCGCTCAAGTTTCCTGAGCTTTCCACCGACAAGGAAGCGCAGACCGCATTCCGTCTGTCTGTTGCCATCACTTCGCAAGGCCTGAACGTAGAGGACAACCTCAAGTTCGCCATGCAGGTGTACGGTGAGTACAGAAAGAGCGGCACCTTCCCGCTCAAGGGGCAGGGCAAGAACGGCGGCGCGATGGTGAGCAACTTCCAGCTTGCCAATACGCTCATGGAAAAGATGGGCATGGAGCGATTCTCTCGCTTCCTTGAGACTGACTTCGTTGCGTCTGAGTTGAATGCAGTCGGCTTCAACATCGACGAACTTGCTGACGAGAAGATCCTTGGCTCGTCTGTGTTCGGCCCGAAGATCGGCTTCGGCTTCTACTCGAATCTCTCTGGCAACTTCGAGCCTGTCACGATCGACATGTGGTTCATGCGAACCATTGGCCGCTTGATAGGCAAGCTTCGCGCTTTCGACGCCAAGCTGTTTGCCTCGCAGCGAGACAAGTTCCGTGCAGCGTTTGCTGTTGAAGGCGTCAACGGCATCTTCATCAATTCCCGCAACATGTCTGGCAGCCGTCTGTTCAGTGCAGACCTTGTGCAGAACGCGGCAACAGACGATGACGCAGCTGTTACTTTGGCCCGACTTGTTACCCGTGCGCACGAGCGTGACTTCAAAGTCAATCGCAAGGCCTACGACAACAAGACTCGCGTCAAGTCATCGCTAGTCAATAACGCGGCCAACATGCTAAAGTCCCTCGACAAGCCGAAGGATGCACCTTCGAGCGGGTCTGAGAGGCGCAACCTACGTGACATTGTTCGTCAGACAGTCTCCCTTGTTGAGGGTGTTGTCGGCGAGCGTATCCCGCCGGCTTCTATGCAGGCTCTTGTCTGGTATCCAGAGCAGGAGTTGTACAAGTCGTTTGGCGTGAAGCTTCGTGTAACGAGCCAAGACTATGCCGGTGCAATCCGTAAAATCCTTGAGAAGGAGGGATACAGTGGAAGAGAACTCAGCGCAGCAGCCGAATCTGGATCAAGAGGCGCACAACGAGTGGCTGGCCAGCCTCTCGAAGCCGAAGATGCTGGAGTTGTCGGACAAGTTGAACAGCCTGATGCTGCAGAAAGAGCAGGCCGCCAGCTCACCGCAAGAGAGCGTGAGCGACTCCTCGTCTCCGAAGTCATTAAGCGGTATCGACAGAGCAGTGCAGAGGCACAAGGGTCTTACAAGATCCGAAGCGCAGGAGATGGCCGACGCATTCGGGTTCTGAGTAATGACGCCAAGGCTGAATACAAGCCGGTCATTACTTTCAAGAATGCACTTGGAGCCGTAGGCAAGCCGGCTCCCACCATGTACGAGCTGGATGGCGGAGCGCCCTTGTTCCGTCAGGCCATCCAAGACTCGAAGAACAACAGCAAGTTTGGTGCTGCGGTCTACGTCTACGACGAGGCCGACTACGCCAACATGCGCCTGTTCATCTCTGATGACGGCAAGTCAGGCTTCGCCCTCAAGGGCAATGACATTGTCTCTGTGTTTAGCGGACAGAAGGGATCTGCCAACGCCATGCTGCAGCTTGCTGTGGATCAGGGCGGACAGCGGCTTGATGCCTTCGACACTGTTCTTCCTGAGCTGTATGCAGACAACGGCTTCAAGGTTGTTGCTCGCGTTAAATGGAATGACGAGTACAGCCCTGAAGGCTGGGACAAGGCGACGTTCGCCAAGTACAACAACGGCGAGCCTGATGTCGTGTTCATGGTCTATGACCCGGCCAACGCTTCTGAGCTTGGCGGCAAGACCATTGAGAACTACGACGATGGCGTAGCTGCGCAGGAAGATGCGATCGGCAAGCAGACTATCCAGTTCTCCCGTGTTCGCAGCGAGACAAATGCTGACGGCAAGCAGATTGCCAGCACGCCTGAATTCATCCAGAACTTCTGGAACTGGTTCGGCGACAGCAAGATCGTAGACCGCCGTGGCCGCCCAAAGGTCATGTATCACGGCACGATTCCGCCCACTGTTGGCGCTGAAGAGTTTATCGACCAAGGCATCAGCGTGTTCCGCCGCGGCACTGGTGGCGCGATCTTCGTGTCACCTGACGAGCGAGTTGCGAACACGTACGCTGGGCCGGGTGGATCTGTGTATCCATTGTATATACGCGCTGAGAATCCGTTCGACTTCGAGAATCCTGATCACGTCAAGCGAGTTCTGGATATCTGGGAGTCCAATAACGTCGGTATCCGCGAGACTCGTGAGCAGGCCATTGCCAAAGGCAAGTGGCAGATGATCGAGAACGTCGAGATCCAAGACGCCATCAAGCTTGCCGGCTTCGACAGCTACTACGTGAAGGAGACTGGGGCCAAGAACCTCGCGCTGTACGACCCATCACAGTTGAAGTCAGCTGTTGGGAATGTTGGCGAGTTCTCGCCTGAGCGTCCTGAGATCCAGTTCTCGAAGGTGCGTCAGGGCCGCAAGTACTGGCTGCCTGAGTTCGGTCGACTGCAGCGTTTGCTGCGTGGCGTGCAAAACGAAGTGCTTGCCACTGCTCGTGCGCAAAGGGCTGTTGCTGCTCAGGGTGGCGTGCTGACTGACTCGACAGAGATCGAGTCGGCAATGCATCGCATGTATGGCCGCGCCGGAAACCGTCTCGATCGCTTCCGCAAGGACGTAGTCGAGCAGATCCTCAAGCGTGCTTCTGACATGAACGTCAGCCTTGCAGACGTTGAGCTGTACTTGTACGCCAACCATGCCAAGGAAGCGAACCGTCGCATTGCTTCGATCAATCCGCAGATGCCAGATGGCGGCTCAGGCATGACGAATGCTGAAGCTGATCAGGTTATGGCAACGCTGCGGCAGGACATGCCACAGTTCCTGCGCACGAAGTCCATCGCAGATGAGATTCAGAACATCACAAAGATGACTCAGGCTGCGCTGGTCAATGGCGACATTGTCAGCCCTGCTGATTTGGCCGCTTGGAACGCCACGTACAACTACTACGTTCCGCTCAAGACATTCGAGCAGGCTGACGATCTTGGCCGGGTGACTGGCAATGGCCGGTTTGACCTTGCCAATGCATTCTCGAAGCGTCGACTTGGTCGCAGCAGCAAAGCCGGCGCGATCGTCGAGAACATCTTGGCGGACTACGAGGAAGCTGTTGTCGCTGTTGAGCGAAACAATGTACGCAAGGCGTGGCTGCAGTTTATCCTGAGCAACAAGGACAGCGAACTGTGGCAGGTCAACAAGCCTGTCATGCAGCGTGCGTTCTACAAGAACCCTGTCGAGGAAGTTCGATACCGCCTGACTATCCAGAAGGATGCGGAGACTCTCCCAGTCCGTGTGGGTGGCGAGGTGTATCACATGGTCATCAAAGACCCTGAGATCCTCGAAGAACTGCAGATGACGAGTGTCCTGTCGCAGTTCCCGGATACGATCAAGTCAATCCTTGGCGGCATGAATACGTTTGGCCGCACGCTATCCAAGCTGTGGACTGTGCTGTCGCCGCCGTTCGTGCTGATCAACGCATCTCGCGACATTCAGACATCGCTGATCAACACCGGCATCGACCAAGGGCTGTGGAGTTCCGCGAAGCTGTTGGCAACACTGCCGAAGGCTGCTTACACAGTGTGGCGTGCTGAGCGTAACAACGCTTGGACTGGCGACCTGAAACAGTACTACGACATGTATCGTGCTGATGGCGGCAAGACTGGTGCGCTTGATCTGAGGCAGATCGAAGACCGCCACAGTGATCTGATGTCCATGTATCGCAACGCACAGGCGTCGATAGGTAAGCCACTGACGTACCACCGCCTGACCATGCGGTATCTGAAGGGCGTAGAAAACTTCATGATGGACATCAACGGTGCCATCGAAGGCGCTGCTCGTGTTGCCGCATACAAGGTCGCAATGGAGAACGGTAAGTCGCGCATCCAAGCGACTAACATTGCGAAGGAAATCACGGTCAACTTCAACCGTCGCGGCAAGTGGACTCCGGTGCTGAGCGGAATGTACCTGTTCTTCAACCCTGCAGTTCAGGGTGCAAAGCGCACGGTGAGCGCTGTGTTCAGCAAGCGTGGCGCTGCTGTCGCAACTGGGCTTGCAACCCTTGGATACTTCATTGCAGAGATGGCGGCCTCCGCTGTCGGTGACGATGAGGAGCCGTACTGGGATAAGCCATCAATGCGCCAGACTAAGCTGAAGAACCTTGTGTTCTTCGGGCCGAATGGCGAGACCTACAATGTCCCGCTGCCGTATGGCTTTGGCTTCTTCGTGAACCTTGGCTATGCGCTTCGTGACCTGAAGAATGGCGCAGACCCGTTAAAGGTCGGTGCGTTTATGCGAGATTCCGCATCGCTTCATTTCTCGCCGCTTGGCTCGATGGACAACATGGCGACCTTCCTGTCTCCGACGCTCATCGATCCGGCGATGGTTCTCATCACTGGCGAGAAGGAGACTGGCCTGCCGCTTATGCCGGAAGACTTCACTGGAGTCACCCCGGACAGCGAGCGGTACTGGAACAACACTCGCGATACGATGTTCCAGAACGTAACTGCTGCTCTGTATGAGATGACCGGCGGTGGCGCTGGCGGAAAGATGGCTATCGACGTGTCGCCTGAGTCTGTCGAGTACATCACGTCGTTCCTGACAGGCGGTGCTGGTACGTTTGTGAAGGATGTCATCAAGACATTCGATGCGATGGCCAACACCGGCACTGCGTCGGCCACTGAGCAGAACCTGATCCCGATCTTGAAGGCCGTTCACAGGCAGCCCGACGGTCGGTATGACTCCAGCGCGTTCTACGAGAATGCCAAGGAGGCAAAGGAAGCCGCTCGTGACTTCAATGCGATCATGGAGTCAGAGACCGAAGTGTCCGAAGAGAAGCTTGCCTACGCAGACTCTGTTGCTGGCATGGCCGCACTATCGCGGTTTGCAGACAAGCAGAAGCGAGCCATCTCAAACCTGCGCCAGCAGGACTTGGACATCCAGCAGGATGAAACTTTAACTAGGGAAGAGAAATATGGACTTCGTAAAGAAATTGCTGAGCAGATTCGTCAAACCCAAGTTGAGTTCAACGTCGCCTTCTACGCCGAGCGTCGAGCCGCCGAAGCAGAAGAAGCAGAAGGTCAAGCTGAAGAATAAGCGCAAGTAATCAGAGGTAGTCGCGCCCTCCCCTCCTGCACCGCCAGTTGGGGGGAGGGACTTGCCTCCACATCTCGTGTCGCATGCGGTCTGTGTGTCGCTTCATCTTGATGTAGCCAAAGACAAGTGGCGGCAGAATGATTAGCGCCATGATTGCTATTGCCATTTGTTCCATCTGATTTCCATCTCCTGTATGACGGTTTCAAGGAACTCCACTTTCTTCTGAAGCTCCTCAATGACACGGGCCTGCTCTTCAATCGTTCTGCTAAGCTCCTCTCGCTTAGCATCAGACAGGGCACCGAAGTTTAGTTCGTCGGTCATCTGAATAAAAAGTTAAACAGCAGAACAACTGTTGTTGCAACGCCGACAACGTAGAAGAACACCGTTGAAAGCAGGAACACCGCAATGCCTGTGGCTATCCTTCTTTGTTCCCTGTAAACCCGATCCGGGTCACGGGACTGATCTCTATTCCTCTTCATGCCGCCTCCTCTGCGGTCAATGATGGCACCCCCTCCCATTTCTCGCGCACCCAATATCCGCTCGCGTTTACAACCATACCGCGAGCATCCATCTCTTCAACGGTAAGGCACCTGCGGGGGATCTTCTTGCGCACTCCATCTACCATCACATTCCCGATTCGATGTTCATCGAAAGCGCCGACACTGTTGAAGTAGTGTCCGCACCCGCTGCATCTGCACCGGCTCATCCCAACTGTTAGTTTCTCATTCATCCCAGTGAACCCTCCCGCCAAACCTGCGAGCGTCTGACTCTATACGCCTGCGGACATCGTCAATACTGTAGTACCCAGTCCACAGCCACCACCAAAACCTACTGACCTTCTGTGTAAAAGTCGAAAGATAAGTCACGGCTTTCCTCCTCGAAGTCGACGCGCTTTTCCAGCGCACGTCTTGAAAACAGTTTGCCGGTAAGGCTCTTCCTGCCGGAGCGGCTCATGCATCGCATGCGAATTTTCTCCGCATCGAGATCCAGCATGTCGCAGATCCAGCGCAGCGAACCAGCCTCTTGGGAGTCGCTGTTTATCCAACGCGCCGCCTGCGCACGCACGACCCTGTCTCCTCGAAGGTCAATATCGCAGATGGCTTGGCTGATAACACTAGCCCACAGCTGTCTTATACCCTGATCATTCACCGATCTTCTCCAGCGCATCTGCTGCGCGGTTGCAGTACCAAGCGGCCTTGCGAATGCTCTGCGAAAACTTGCCCTTCGTCGGCCTACTCACGTACTTCAGAACGTTTCCTACGCAGTGCGCGACTATGCCCGGTACTTTCTTAAAGTAGTCCTGAGCAAGTACCGCTTCTATGTAGTCGATGGTCTCGATGCCACCGGGCATCTGGTAATGCGGTGGCTTGTTAACCATGTCGGGGGGCGAGGCATGACTCTCGATCTTGGTTTGAAATCCGCCCTCCTGCTTCAGCCTATCCATGACGCTTCGGATTTCATCCTCGTTCCTACCAAGTTCATAAGACATACCCCGCCCCCTTACTTATCGAGCCTGCTTGATGCCGGCCTTCTCTGCCTTTTCAGAGATTTCCCCTGCAGCAAGCAGTCCGGCGTGAAGGATCTTGTAGGCCTCAACCATTGCGACCAGCAACACGCGAGACACCTGAGTTTCTGGGGAGAGATCTTCCTCCAGACGAACCTCTGCCTTCTTCTTCGCGCTCTTCGTCTTCTTTGTTTTTGACCGGGACATCATCGTTAACAATCTCCGTTGTTTGAAAACTAGTCATGCAGTTCATGCAGCGGCGTTTGCGAATCGTCATTGGGTGACCGCTGCCGCTGTAACTGATCCTCGTATCGAAGATCAACGTCTTCGAGTTGCAAGATGGACAGCGCATCAGTTACCTCAGAATGGAACGCTTTGCCAGACTGGGCACCCGTGAGAGACGCTGCAGTAATTGGCACAGCGCTTGTACTCACCGCGACGGTGAACCACTGAGTGTCCATTGCCTGCAGAATCTGCCGCAGAGTTCGCCTCCATCTCGCTGCTGAACAGCTTGACGGCTGACTTCCTGCCCTCCTTCATCAGCGCCCACACGTCACTCGTCTTCCACCGCTCCTCGTCGGTGCAAGGCTCAGGACGCGCAGCCTGATGCAGCCTAACCCGCTCGTTCAGGAAGTTGTCCTGCTCTTCCGCCGTCCACAGAGGGACAGGGATCACAGCAACCTGAGACTCCGGGTAGTCATCACCGGCAAGCGTCTTGCTCTGCACCCAGTCGCGGAAGATGGCAATGATCTGAATGCGGTTGACGTTGAACCTGACATCGCCGGTCTCCGCCATCTGTCGACGGCACAGCGCGGCCAGTAGATTCAACTGCTGTTCCCACTCAGGCTTGCCCTTGCGCGACCACACTGACGTGACCTTGAAGTCCATCAGGGTGCCGGCTTCGAGGACGTCCATCTGTCCGCTGACAGACCAGCCCTCAACAGTCGTGAACAGTCGAGTCTCGACAACTGCGTCTGTAGTTCCCTCCGGGTAGGCTCGCTCAAGCACCGTGTGTACGGACTGCCCAAGCAGAGACCAGATCCGATCGGCGACATCCTCCTGCGGCTCAACAGTCTCCCGCAATTTCCGTTGGAACGGCGGGGAGATCAGCTGAGTGACGCTGATGTCAGACTTGCCGCGGCTGTACCCATCGTTGGTGACAGCAGCGACAATCGAGCGCGGCAGGTTCAGTTTGTTTGTGAGCATTGGCCTTCCCTCACGAATGAAGATGCAACCAAGACACGTTGCGTACTGCCCGAAGAGATCCGCTTGCGTCTCCCGCTGTCAACGATCAGCCCCTTCTTGATCAAAGGGGCGAACCGTGGGGTGATGCTGTTGCTCTTGATGTCCGGCATCAACTGCACGACATCGTCTGCCGCACAGCCTGCCGAACCAAACGAACGGATCTTCTCGTAGACCATCTCCTCAAGACGGGCAGTACTGATCTTGGCGGCAGCGACATGGCTGGTGTCCGGATCTGACGATCTGGCCAGACCACGGCTGCCGAACAAGTCATTCGTCCTGAAGTCGAACAAGTCTTTCATGGCTTCCATAAACTTAGAAAGGGATGTCATCGTTCAACTCTTCAACGCCACCGTTTGAGAGTTCAACGCGATCCTTTGTTGCGACGGCCCGTGAGTATTCAGGCGACTTCTGGATGGCTTCCTGCAGACCCTTGGAGAGGGACGAGAAGGCAGCCGCATCGAAGTTGTCGAGAGAGAAGATCATGCTCTCGTTGACCTGCGGACTTGCCTTCATGCCCGGAAGCAGCGGCATGATCGATGCGATGTTCGCGTAGACCTTGCCGTTGTTGTTGGCGTGAACGATGTTGACCACGCAGGGCGCACCGATGATGTTCTTCATATCGAACCGCGCCTCTTCCTCCTTGGTGAACTGGCGACCGCGCCAACTCTCAAGGACAGAGCGAAGCTTGCTCTTCTCACCAATGCTTGCAGTGAACCGCTCGCTGACAGAGAACGGCTTGCCGGCCAACTTGCCGTCAGGGATCACAGCATCCGGCAGTTCCCAACTGATGAGAACCTTGCGCTGCTTCTTCTCGCTGCCCTTCCAGACAGAAGTCTGGGTTCCAAGGTCGATGATCCGGTAGCACCGGGCCACATGCGAACCAGCCGGCGGGGGAGCAAAGTCACTACCACCGCCACTGTTGTTTGCTGAAACGATAAAACTCATCTTCGCCTCCTTCTCGTGAAAAAACCTTTCGGCCATCGAGACCTGCTCGTGATAGGCCTGCGATCCGTCGTCTAGTTGGTCATCCATTGGGTGCCTCCCTAGTGACTAGACGTGAGTGTACCCCCTGCCATTTGAACGTGTCAACACCCCCGTGTACACTGCAGTCTGGACTCAAATGGAGGCTTTATGACGCTGATCGAATACATCAAGGGATTGAACCTGCGCGAGCGCGAGGATCTGGGCCGGCTGGGCGGAACGACCGGGGCGTACATCACGTCCATGATCTACCGCAACGCATCCACGACCTCCTTGGCCGTAGCCGTGGCTATGGACAAGCACAGCGGGGGCAAGCTGGACTTCCGAACGCTGATGAACCGGGCTGAGGACGTGGACTGGGACTACATCAAGTCTGCCCTGAACAGCCGCAACAAAATCATGTTTGTGACTGAGACGGTCGAGGCAAAAGAAAGCTTGACGGCTGCCTGACCTGCTAGTAAAAAGGCAACCCCCGCGCATCGTCGGTGACAACGACAGGGTGCGCGGGGTTATACCGGTACTGTGGGATAGCTTGAAACACCGGGCGGGGCGGCGAGGCTAGCACCCCAGAGCGACAAGGCTGGCGGGTCATGCGACCGACGGGTCAGCGTGTGAAGGCAGATCTAGGATGGGCTAGGTCTGCTCACTCAGGGTCAGATCACGAGGCCTCAGTAGTATCCTTCTGGCCTCATACTCAAAAAGAATTCAAACAGAGTATTGACACCTGTTGAACCTTCCATGTAACTTCTCGCTTGAGGAGGACGCATGGAACTCAATCACTTCCCGATCAAGATTTCGGTCAACCGCGAGGCGCGGGTGGCCTGTGTCACGCAGATCGTCCCCAACGGGGAACCGCAGAAGCTTTTCATTCACGCCGATCAGGCTCTGGAGATTGCTGACTTCCTGAGCAAGGAGTTCAAGCGCAGGGGCAAAGGCGTACCTGAAGGGGCGGACGCAGACTTTGAGCGGTTCTGGTCTGCCTACCCTGTCAAGACATCCAAGGCTGGTGCGCTGTCCTCTTGGAAGCGCAGCCATGCCAATAAGCACGTTGAAAAGATCCTCGCCCATGTCGAAGCGATGAAGGCCAGCGACCAGTGGAAGCGCGGATTCATTCCGCATGCGACCACGTACCTGAACCAGCGTCGGTACGAGGACGAGCAGAAGCAGGCTGAGAACCCTTGGGACAATGCAATATGAAATTCCAAAAGGTCGCGCTCACGTACGATCAGTACAAGATCCTGCTTGACCGCAAGCAAAAGGCGAATGGCCGAAGCGTGAAGTACCGCGACTTGATCAAGCAGTGGGGTGTTCCGCACTACCACCTATCAACCGCCGTGTACCGCGGCATCAAGCAATACGACTACAGGATTTGGAAGGAGGAGCAACCGAAATGAAACTCTACGACGTACCGCGAAACAGCCGGATCTCTTTGGTCACAGGCAAGGAACTAAACTTCAAGCGCATCGACGGCATGTATTCGTACTGCACCGACGATGAGGGCAACGTTTGGCACATTCCCGCAACGACTGAGGTGTTGTTGCTGCCAAAACAGGAGCAACCGCGATGACCGAATTACAGCTAGGCGACATTGTGCAGATCAATCCGTCGGTGGATGGGTTTGGCGGGTGTCTGGCAGTGGTAAACGAAATAAAGAGCGATGACCGTCTTATGGTGTATGTGCAAAACGCAGGGCAACAGGGCCAAGCGTATATCTACTTGAACAAGGACAAGTACGAACCAACAGGTGGCCGTGCTGTATGGGTGGTGTCATGACCCGCGACGACATCATCCGCATGTCGCAGGAAGCGGGATTTGAAATTGAGAAAACGCTTTACGGGCCTGTCCCTTGTGTCGATGGTCGCGGCATCGACGACCGTCTTGAACGCTTCGCCGCCCTCGTTGCCGCCCATGAGCGCGAGGCGTGTGCGAGGGTGTGTGAGGCGCGGCACATGGGCGACAACAACCGGGAAGATGCAGAGGCGAGGCGTTGCGCCGCCGCGATTCGGGCGAGGGGTGGGTGAATGAAACTCCCGCAGAACGCAGATCGAATCCTGAGTGTGCGCATGAAGGGCTTGATATACAACGACACGCTTATCGTTTCGTTCTACGACAAGCCGCGCATCTCGTACGACCCGGTGGTGTACGCGAGGCCGGAGGAGACATACGACTGGCGCTTTGCTGCTCGCATGACAACGTGCATCGTTTGCCCGATTGGCATGTCGAGTTTCGAGCGCCATGCAATTGAACTACTCAAGCATGTTGCTAGGCCTCTGCTTTACTATCACCCGGATGCTGAGCAGGGCGGCTCGCTGTACTACTTCCCGACAGCGGATTCCATCGATGCATGGGTACAGGGGAAGATAGCCAAGACTCAATGGAAGTGGGCCTTGGACAACGAGTACTGGATGGATTTCCAAAACAATCAATTCCAAAAATTCTTATCGGAAGTCGCCTGTGAAACTGATCCCAGATACCATTAACTTCAAAGAGTACCTAGACTACGCTGAAGGCAGCGAGAAGGTAGTCCCTGCTTCAAAGTTCCTTGATGCAGTCATCGACCGGATACACGGCGAGAGCGCGAACAACTCTCCCGTCACGCCGTGGCAGCGCATCGGAGACAACTTTCAGATGCGCCCCGGCGAGGTCACTCTGTGGGCCGGCATCAATGGACACGGCAAGACCTTGGTGACCAGTCAGGTCGCGCTGCATCTTATGGTGCAGAACAAGAAGGTCTGCATCGCGTCATTCGAGATGAAGGCTGAGGCCACGATGGCTCGCATGGTCAAGCAGTCTGCCGCGAACGGCTTGCCGCAGCATGATTACATCCGCCGCTTCCATCTATGGACTGACGACCTGCTGTGGATCTACGACCAGCAAGGCATCGTCGACCCGGACACACTGCGCGGCGTCATGCTGTATGCGAGAAACAAACTTGGCATCGATCACTTCTTCATCGACTCAATGATGAAGGTCGTGCGCGGCGACGATGACTACAACGGCCAGAAGGACTTCGTGAACAGTGTGTGCGCGATCGCTCAGGACACCGGCATGCACGTCCACTTGATCGCCCACGTACGCAAACGTGAAGACGAGTTCAGCATGCCGAACAAGTTCGACGTGAAGGGCAGCGGCTCGATCACTGACTTGGTCGACAACGTCTGCATCGTGTGGCGCAACCGCTCTAAGGAGCGAAAGCTGATGGACAAACAACTGTCGGCTGTTGAGATGGAGGACACGAAGAAGTTGCCTGATTGCGTACTGCAGTGGGGCAAGCAGCGTCACTTCGAGTGGGAGGGGAAGGCTGCGCTGTGGCTGACTCAGGGGGCGCAGAGTTTCTCTGACCAGCAGGGCGCATCGCCTTATCGGTGGGAGCCGCCTGCTCGTGTCAAACCAATGCCGTCACTGATCGTTGAGGATCTTGGCGATGAAGTATTCGACTGAGCAGGTCGCGGCGCTGAAGGCCGCAAGACAGAACAACCCGGACATCGCTGAGTTTACCGACGCAGTCAGGCATGTATTCCCGTCGGCAAAACTTGCACGACTTGAGTCGGCTGAGATTACAGTCGGCGAGGTGTGGCCTGAAGGCGTATCGGGCGCGGAGTATCGCGCCGGGTTCTACATTGAAGAGCCGAAGGTTAAGAAGGGCAAAAAGCTAACAGCAAAACAGTTGGTGAGACAGTCGACAAGATACAAGTGAGGAGGATGTATGGACGAAACTCAGATTGTGTTTCATGGGGAGATCATGCTGCTTGGCTGGGCAGACAGCAGCACACGGGGCAGGACGGTGACGTTCCTGCTGGCTGAGGATTCAGACTCGCACCCGTTCAAGGACTTCACGATCAAGGCCGGCAAGCGATCGGGCCAGCGCTTCATGTGCGCACTGGCGGAGATCGGAGATGACGAGCAGCCGGTCAGGCAGGAACAGCGCAACTCACAGTTGGCCTATCTGTGGTGCAACGATCCCGACTTCCTGTTCTGGGCGAAGGCCAATGACGCAGGCGAGGCTCGTGAGCGAATGCTCAAGGCCTGTAGAGTGAACAGCCGCGGACAGTTGGATACAGGCGATGCGGCTGTTGCCTTCGAGCAGAAGATTAAGAAGCCGTACATCAAGTGGCGCAGCGAGAAGAACGCCGTCTCGCTATGACCTACCGGAATCGAAGGCTGCTCGATGTAGCGCGTCACGCTACAGAGTGCATGATGTGCGACAGACACAACTGCGGAACAGTTGTCGCGGCACACAGCAACCAGCAACGTGATGGCAAGGGCATCGGGCACAAGGCTGCCGACTATCGTGTCGCCTTCCTGTGCTACGACTGCCACATGGAAATCGACCAGCGCAATCGCATGACGAGGACTGAAAAGCTTGAGCAGTGGGAGGCCGCGCATCGGAAGACGATCGGCTGGCTGTTCGATAACGGTTATCTGGATGTGAGGCGTGAGTAGAAAGCGATGCCCGATATGCGGGATGGAGAACACCGGAGGGATACCCCACTCCTACCATAATCTGCAGAAGCGCAGAGGCATAGACATCGACAACGTTTTCGTCGACCACTACTCGTCAGTCAGGGTGGCAATGAATGTCGCAAACGCAATGATCGATGGGTTAGCAGAATACGAGAGGAGGAAGAAAGATGGGAAAGAGGCAACGCCAACGAGGCGCAGAGACAGAGCGCGAAGTCGCAAACTTTCTAAGCGAACAACTTGGGATGGAGATCAAACGCAAACTGGGGCAGGCGAGGGATTCGGGGGAAGATATAAGCGTCTATCCCTACCGCATCGAGGTGAAGCGAAGAAAGAAACTGGCGGTGACTGAGTTCATCGAGCAGTGCGAGACCGGTGTGCAGCCGGGTGAGATTCCGATTGTGATCATGCGTGTCGATGGAGACACTCGACCGCTGGTCATGCTGAGACTTGAGCATTTCATTGAAACCATGAAAGACAAAATACAACGAGGTGTTCCATGATTACTCTTTACGGATTCGACAACGCGATAGTTGGCACGGCATCTGCGTGTTGCGCAGACGGCCATGTGCATCGAGCAATCTATGACGGAAGCAAGATCGTTGAGATACTGATGGACAGCAGCAGGATGTCTCGCGAGGAAGCGGAGGAGTACATCAGTTACAACATCATCGGACTTTGCATTGGCGATGACGCGCCTCTCGTGATGTGGCCAAAGCCTGACGACACCTTGGTCATAGAGTTCATCGAGGAACTATCCAATGCCAAGTAACGAGCGCATCGGCACCGCGCTGAATTCCAAAAACCTGAAGAGCGACGAGACGCACTTCGATGCCGATCTCGTTGCCGCACTGGCGCATGCCTCGAAACTTGGGGCCACCCTGCAGATGCTGATCAGTGGCGGGTTCGCTGAAGAACTGCGGCCAGCATCGGACGAACTGGCTAGGGTGCTAAAGAAGGCATGCCGGCGCAGGAACTGGGGCATCGGCTGGCAGGCCGCCCAGAGGGCGTCGAGGCAGGGGCTGATCGAATGGATGATGAAGGCCTGCCGCGGGTGCAACGGCACCGGCAAGACGCTTCTGAACTACGGGCTAGACTCAGCAGACCAGAAGGAGCAGGACTGTCCGCTGTGTGAGGGGGTGGGGGAGTTTGTCCCTGAGTGGCACTGGCGTAGCCAGCAGATGGGACTTGGGCCTGATGACTCTCAGGCTTGGTGGACTAAGCGGGTGGACTTAGCCAAGGAGATTGCCGGCGATGCTTTCCACACTGCCCGGAGGCAGGTGAACCGGCAACTTGAGTGACCGCTAGATGGTCGATGCATCAAGTCGACCCAAGAAACTTGCAAGTGCCCTAGTCAAGGGATTAGAATCTGTGGTAGGTGCATTCCAACTATAACTATATTGCGCACCGACAGCGGGGAAGCCTTGTCCTTAAAAAAGGGGGGCCGAAGCCCCCCGCAAGTTAGGCTACCCGCCGGGTGTCACCGGCCTTCAACTGCTCGATCACCTTACGCAGAGCGATTGAGTGCAGGTCGCCAGCGTGGCGTACCGCCGCACCAAACTCGTACGCCTGACTGAGCAGGTCATTCGACGTGCCGATGCCGAAGGCGATGACCTCGACATCGAACATCGCCTTGCTGCAGCGCGTCATCTGCAGCACCTTCTGGGACTCGCCGAAGCCGTCGGTGATAACGATCACCAGACGCCGGCCCGACTTACGCTGCGACAGTTGTTGAACAACTGCGCGTAGGCAGGTGTAGTCCGGGGTGCCGCCGCTCGCGATCTGTCCCATCCTCACGAAGTGATGAGGGACTTGGCCAGCACGATCCTCGAAGCGCTTGGCGACCACGAGGACGCCGGCACGGGACGAGTCTCTATCATTGCCGCCCAGCAGATTCCCGAACATGTCGCGACCGCCGCCGTACTGGACGTGGTCGTAGGTGCTGGGTGATCGGAAGCCAACCACCTCACACTCAGCGCCAGCCGTCTCTGCGGCCTGAGCGATCGTCCAAGCAAGTTGGGCGGCGTTCTTGGCGTTCTGTCCGGCCATCGAGCCAGACATGTCGACCATGATGGACACCGAAGTCTCGATGCCCTCGCTGACCCAGCGGCGCTTGAAGACCGACTCGCTACCGCTCAGCATGCGCGGCGCACGGCGGCCATCGAACCGGCCACTGACCGACCCGCTGTCCCAGCCGCAACGCTCAGGAGCCTTGAGGATCTGGTACAGACGCGATTTCAGCGCCGGCAACACCGTCTTCGACAGCGTACGCGCTGCTCGACGCAGTCCGGCATCGTCCTTCTGCATCGATGTCCAGCGGCGCATTTCACTGCGGCCCGGAGGCGGGGCAGACGCCAACGAGATCGGCACCATCGTGCGCTCACGGATACGCTTGAACACGTCATCGATGTCAGGCTCAGGCGACTTGCACAACTGTTCGTCGTACTGTTCCTGCCTGTCCTCGTACGGCTCATCGCCGCCGTTGTTGGTGACAGCCTCGCCGTCCTCGCCTTCGTCGTCTCCGGACTCGATAGGCATAGGAGCGCTGTCGGCCTCGCCGGCTTCAGTCGTCTCAGACATCTCAGCCTCAGCCTGAGCGAGTTCAGCAGCATCGCTGTCGCCGTCTTCGGAACCGAACGACTCGTCGGAGTCTCCCGACTCAGAGTCGTCGTCTTCCGACTGTTGTGGCTGTTGTGACTGTTGCTGCTCCCACGGCTGCCGGCTGTCGGCACTCTGGTCGACAGGCTCGATGGCCTTCCAGCCTTCGAGGAACTGCATCGCCAGCCCCAGCGCTTGGCCAGTGCCGTCGCGATCCAGCGACAGGCTTGGCATCGCGTCAGCGACCGCCTTGTACAGGCTGCGCTTCGGCTCCGGGATTCGGTCGAGCAGTTTCTTGGCGAAACCGTTGCCGTCACCCAGCGCGGCCCGACTGATCAGCGCGAGCGCGAATGGCGCACTGTTGATCGATGTCGGGTTGAACTTGTCATCGAGTTTGGACGTGAACTGCGACATCAGTCGCTTGAACCCAGACCGCGCACCGTTTGCGCGACCGGACGCAATCACCGCATGCTCGATGCGACCGTCCTCGATTCCGTTCCACAGATTCCGCAGCAGAGAATACTCCGGGCCTGAGTACCGGAGTAGGCTGCTTTGGTCGGTGTACGCGACGTGCCCGACCTCGTGGCTGGTGTAGGCCGCGATCAGGTCTGCCTCGATGCGCGACACGAACGAGTTGTCGGGCATGCTGGGGTAGTTGATGCGGTAGGTCATCACCCTGCTACGGTCGGAAGTGAGCGCCCACTGGGCGAAGGCAATCTCGCCGCCGAAGGTGACAGTGCCGGCCCCTGAGAACACGGCATCGCTGCCCAGCAGCGCTCGCAGTTGCTTCTGCGAGTGGACAAGTGCCGCGGCCTTGACGGTCGCCGATTTAATCTTTTGCATGACGATTCCTCACGCCGCTTCGGGCGCATTTGGGGAGTTGACATCGACCACGTCGGGCGTGACGACAGGCGGCGCGAGACCAGCCATCGCGGCCTCGATACCAGCGTCCGACATGTTCGCTTTCCATATCTGCTGCAGGACTTCACGCGATTCAGGCGATGCTCGATTGACCATCGTCTGCTCGAATGCCAGTCGCGGCGGCACCTTGTCGGCCAGCGCCTCAGCAAGGTAGAACGCCTCGCGCAGCGTCGGGACATGGTCGAGTTGGCTAGACTGACCAGCCTGCCGCATGACCGACAGCATGCTCACGATCAGCGTCGACAGGTTGCTGTGGACGCCAGTGCGGCTGCTGATGACCTGCGCTTCGTCCGCCGATTGCAGGTAACTGAACTCGATCGTGCGAGCGAAGCGGTTGACGAACGCGACGTTCATCTCGCGCACCCCGGCGTACATGCCGGTGTAGTCGCCGCGACCGTTCGAGTTGTCCGCAGCCATGAACACCACGCCCGGAGCCTTGCGAATCACCTCGCCAGTCTCAGGCACCGTGACCACGCCCTCCGGCTCCAGCGGCGCATGCAGCGCCGACAGGTACTCAGGTCGAGCGAACGACACCTCGTCGAGCAGGATGACTGCACCGGGGCGCACGAAACCGCGCAGGATGATGCCGTGCTGGTAGACGGTCGAGCCGTTCTTGACACGCTCGCCGCCGATGAACTCGTAGCGCTCAGCACCGCTGTCGAACGACACGCGGACGAAGGCGCGACCAAGGCCAGCGCACAGGTTGCGCACGAACTCCGTCTTGCCGGTGCCGGCAGGGCCAGCCAGCCACACGTTGCGGCCACGGGCAACAGCCGTCACAGCAGTGAACAGTTGCTCCGCGTTGAACTTGTACAACGGGTCGAGCGCGGGGGCTGCAGGGTCGTTGTAAACATCGACCTCGTACGCACCGTGCTTGCCGCGGATGCCGAAGACCTCGCGCAGCGACTTGCGAGCGACCACCTCGACGTTGGGCACCTCGACCGCCGCAGAAGGCGTAGGAGCCGCGATCGGTGCGAGGGAGCCTGAGATCAGGCCCATCGAGGAAATCGCCTCAGCGACCTTCTCCTGCGGCAGAGCGGCCACTTGCTCGATGAAGTCCTGCTTGGACTTGCGAGCGTAGTCGCCAGCGGAGCCGGACACCCGGCGAACCAACTCGACGAGTTGGGCCTTGGACATTTGGTTGATCATGGGAGCCTCACAGTTGTTGTTGATTGTCTGACCATCGTCAGGCAGCGCATCACGCTGCGACAGGGACGCCTCACGGCGAGCCTGTTTCGGTCTATCGGGCCATCTCCTTGATGCCCTTGATCCGGCCATCGAAGTGGCCGAGTTGGTAGACGTAGGTGATCTGCGATCGAACGCAGGATTCAGACACCACGTAGCCATCTTTCGATGCCTGCTCGATGTACTTGAACAGTCGCTCGACAATCCGATCGACTTCTTCGTTTTCGTGTTTCATTGCGAATCCTCCTCATCCAGCCAACCGAAAGCGATGTATCCGGCCAGTGCGAACACGGCCAGTGCGAGCGCCATGCGTGGCGCGTAGAACAGGAATGCGTCCATCGATCACCTCACAGGTCGAACAGCGAGACGCTGGTGGAGCGCACTTCCGACACGACTTCGGCGAGTTGCTCGTCGGTCAGAATCTTGCGCACCTTGGTCGAATCGATTCGGCTCGAAGCGCGTTCAGAGACGACGGCGCGGAAGACCTCGCCGCGGTACTCGCCAGCGCCAGAGTCGCGCAGGATTTTCTTGATGGCCTCAGCCTGCTGGTTGAGGGCGGAGATTTGTGCGTTGAGCGCACCCAGTTGGTCGACGATCTGCATATAGCCTCACAGTTGTGTTGATGTTGTTGGTCTCGTCAGTGGCAGCATCACTGCCAGACCGGCTCACGCCGGTTTCGACCTGTCAGAAGTTGTAGTCGTAGAACTTGACCGGCTCGTCGGACAGGCCATAGCGCCGCTTCGCGGCATCCTTCCAGCCGTGCTTGCCAAGGCGGATGCGGACAACGCGACCGTCCGGGTCGCTCTTGATCAGCCACTGCTGGCTGCTCTGGTTGACCACCGTGCCGAAGAAGCCGCCGGGGACAAAGTCAGGCTTCCACGAGGGGTCGCGCTCAGCCTTCATGGCGCGTATTTCGAGCGTCTTGTCGCTCACGCGCCGCACGATCTCGAAAGGGTTCACGTCGCTGTAGCCGTAGTGGTTGGCGTAGTTCATGTTCATCTCCAGTTGTTGTTAACAGTTGTGACTCAGTGCAGCGTCCTAAGCGAGGGCGCTCTACTCAGTCGCGAGATTGATTCTCCGGTTCGTTGGGCATCGTCAGACTTTCGGGCGGCTGCTGTACTTGCAGGTCATTGCCTTCAACCCTACGGCTTCACCGATGCTTTAGGCCGGACTCCGTCTCAGGGAGCCGCCGGGCTGCTTGCGCTCATCCGGCACCAGAACCTTTGTTTGGGTGGCCCGTCTGGGAGGCCAGTGGTGCGTATCCTGAACAGTTCCACAGTTGTTGTCAACACTTGTTTCTGACAAATGTCGAAATAGGTGATTTCCCCTAGGAAAATAGGAGTTCCGAGATGATGAAGGGCAAAATGCACGGCAAGAAGCACGGTTCGAAGCACGGGCGCAGCGAGATGCGAGCGCTGAAGCGTGGCGGTGCGAGCAAGGCTGTTGTGGCCGAAGAGGCCGCGGAGTACGGCATGAAGCATGGCGGCATGGTCGGCAGCGGCTGCGGTGGATACCGCGGCAAGCAGGACTACGGCAAGCGCTGATGCCCGGACTGTACGAGAACATTTGGAAAAAGCGCCGCCGCATCGCCGCAGGAAGCGGGGAATCGATGCGCAAGCCCGGAACTAAGAGCGCACCCAGCGCTGCAGACTTCCGGAAGGCCTCTAAGACAGCGAAGCGCGGCAAGAAGTGAGCGAGGGTGAGGCAGTGAGTCAGACCAAGCGTGAGGAAAAACGCCGCGCCGCAAGGGAGCGGAAGGACGCGATCCAGCAGCAGGAGTTGTCCATCGAGAGGGAGAGAGAGCAGGCAGCCTTCAAGGCACTGCAGGAGTCCAGACAGAAGGGAATCATGGGGAGACCCAGTTCCTACACAGACGAGAGGGCAGACGAACTCTGCACATGGATCGCACAGGGGAACAGCCTGCGCAGTTTCTGCAAGATCCACGGGATGGAAGCCCAGACGGTGTACCGGTGGATGCGGGAGCGCCCCGACTTCCAGCAACGCTACGCCCGCGCACACGAGGATCGTGCCGACAGTCTGGCCGACGAGATGTGCGACATCGCCGACGAGGTGGCCGCCAACGGGGGCAGCATCGAGGCCGTACAGGCCGCCCGACTGCGGATCGACACCCGCAAGTGGATTGCCGCCAAGTTGCGACCGGGCAGGTGGGGGGAGGTGCAGGCACCCAAGGCGCAGACCGCCGTCACGTTCAAGATCGGACTGCCCCTCATGGACAGGGGTGGGGGTGGAATCACAATAGACGCTACCCCTGTTGCTGAGGCGCTCCCAGACGGGGCAGAGGCGGCCTAATAGCGGATCGCGCACTCCTTTAATGGCATGGCAGACCCCCCTCCGGCCTGCCGTCCAGCGGCGGCATCCGGCCCCCGCCAGCGGCCCATCGAGCGCGACGGGGGGTGGCTTTGGTTCCACCACACATACCTACTCACACGCACTGGTCGACTCCGGTCGTGACCCCCTGCTGGCCACTGAGCTGCAGGCCGGGGGGCTATGTTGGCCGGCTACAAAATTTTTTTGCGGCTGCCCTTTAGGCGGTCGATGTACCCAATCGGTCACTGGGCACCCTCCTCATCGCCCAAAGTCAGGTCGCCTCCCCTGACGGTAGTGACGCGGGATGTCGTAACCCGCACTTACTAGGGGGTTCGCATGATTCCGAAAGAGTTCTCGATCATGGGCTGCACGGTGACTGTCGAGATCCTCAGTGACGAGGAGTGGCAGCACGAGGGGGCGGTCGGGTTGTATGACCCGTCCCGTCACAGCATCAAGCTGTTGAAGTCAAATCAGCAGATGATGGAACACACGTACTTTCATGAGCTGGTGCATTGCATCCTGCATACGATCGGCAGAACAAAGCTGTCTGATGATGAGGAGCTGGTGGACATGGTCGCAGGACTGTTACATCAGTCTGTTAAGACAGCTGTGTATCCGAACAACAAAAAGGGCAAATGAGGCATGGTTAGAAAATTTAGTGATGAGGAGCTGTTGGCTTCTCTTGAGCGCAACCGGTATGTGAGATCTGAGACTGCTCTTGAGCTGGGGATCTCTGTCAGGAACCTGATCATGCATATCGGCAGGCTGAAGGCGGCTGGGGTAAAAATCCCTGACACGTCTTACCCGATCGGGCATCAGACCCGCAGCTTCGAGGACAAGAAGCAGCAGTTCGAGATCAAGGAGCTGCCGGACGACGACGTCTCCGTCGAGGAGCTGGTTCAGATCCGCAAGCGGCAGTTCGCTGCCAAGAAGAGCCATGAAGAGGCGGCCAAGCTCATCCCGGTCAAGATCAAGATTGATGGCGCTGTAGGCCTCCTGCACTTCGGTGACCCGCACGTCGACGACGACGGCACGGACATTGCCGCCTTGGAGCGCCACACCAAGCTGGTGTCGGACACGCCGGGGTTGTTTGCCTGCAACGTGGGCGACACCCTGAACAACTGGACGGGCCGGTTGGCCCGGTTGTACGGCGAGCAGGCTACGTCAGCGGCGCAGGCATGGCGTCTGGCGGAATGGTTCGTCGGACGCTGCGACTGGCTGTACATGATTGGGGGAAACCACGACCTGTGGTCTGGCGCTGGAGACCCGCTGAAGTGGATCGCAAAGCAGCAAAACGCCTTGTACAAATCCTCAGAGGCACGCATAGCCTTGAGGTTTCCAAATGGGCAAGAGGTGCGTGTGAACGCACGCCACGATCATGTCGGCTCCTCGATATGGAACCCAGCCCACGGGCCGATGAAGGCCGCGATCATGGGCACGCGAGATCACCTGTACGTCGCCGGACATAAACACGAGTCGGCGTACTCAGTGCTGAAAGACCCCATCAGCGGGATCACGATGCATGCACTGAAGGTTTCGAGCTACAAGATCTACGACCGTTTCGCAAAGGAGCGCGGGTTCAGGGACAATACGCTCAGTCCTTGTGCGCTGACTGTGATTAACCCATCCCTTCCGAATTCGCACCCAGACCTGATCAAGGTCTTCTGGGAACCGGAGGAAGGCGTCAACTATCTTAACTTCTTGCGGAAGAAGAAATAATGGAACTTCAAGCTGTCTTTAACGTAGTCCTTGGCCTGTCAGCAACAGGCTTGGGATGGTTCGCTAGAGAACTCTGGTCTGCGGTAAGTGGTCTTAAATCGGACATCGCGAAACTGAGGGAAGACATCCCAAGATATTACGTCTCGAAAGATGACTACCGCGAAGACATCCGTGAATTGAAAGGCATGTTAGAAAAGATCTTCGACCGGCTAGAGAACAAGGCAGACAAGTGAGGCAATCATGAGCGAGGCAAGCGAAATTGAAATGTTCAAGGCAAAGGTTCAGGCAGAACTGAATCGCCTTGAAGCTGGCTCTTCTGCAAAAGATGTGGCAGGCAAGGCTATTGGAAAGGATGGCCTGAAATACATAACGGTCATTGTTGTGATCGGAGTTGTATCTAGCCTTGCATTGGACTCCGACAAGATCGCCGCCGTAATGGGACTTCTTGGCGCTTCCCTTACCGCATTGATTTCAATGCTGAATGGGATTGCAGGCGCGAATGAAAAAGAAGAGAAGCCTGAGTTTGGCGTTATCAAAGAGCTGATATCGAAGCTTGATAAGCTGGATCGCAAAGAGATGCCAATGCGTGTTGACGTGGAAGGCGATCATGTGACCGTCACCAAAGGCGAAGATGTAGTGAGGGCAAGCAAATGATGACTCTGATTTCTACGCTGACTTCGTTCTTGGCCGGCGGCCTTCCGAAGTTGCTGGCCATTTTCCAAGATCGTCAGGACAAGAAGCACGAGCTTGCGATGATGAACGCTCAGAAAGAGAAAGAGCTTGCGCTTGTCGAGCGCGGGTATCTTGCTCAGGCAAAGGTCGAGGAGATCAAGCTTGAGCAAGTCTCTCTTCAGACTGCGATGGAAGAGCGCAGTGCGCTTTACCAGCACGACATGGAGATCGGCAAGGGAGCCTCGCAGTGGGTGATCAACCTGCGTGCGAGTGTTCGACCCGTGATTACTTACGGGATGTTCTTGCTGCTTGTGTTCGTTGACATCGCTGGCTTTGTGTACGCATGGCGTATGGGCACTGACTTCCAGATCATGCTCGACTACATGTGGGACGAAGACACCCAGATCATCTGGTCTAGCGTGATTGCATTCTGGTTCGGCACGCAAGCTTTCTCCAAGAAGTAACGATGCACCTCCTCCTTCTGATATGGCTGCTGCCATACTTCGAGGATTCCGACTCTGAGATCTCTGAAGAAGTCTGGAAGGACTGGCAATGAAGATCGGCCCAGCCGCAATTAAAGTCATCAAGCACCACGAGGGCGTAAAGTACAGACCGTACCTATGCCCCGCGCACTTGTGGACTGTCGGCGTTGGCCATCTCTTGTATCCGCAGCAGACTAAGCTTCCGATGCTCAGAACGCCGGAGAACGCCGCAATGATTCTGCGTAAGGAATTTTCCTTACTGCCGGAGGACAATCGTGTCTGGAGTGCTGCTGAAGTGGACGATCTCCTCTCTCAAGACCTTATGCGTTTTGAGCGTGGAGTGGCCCGTCTTTGCCCTAACTCTCTTAGCAATCAAGGACGGTTTGAAAGTCTTGTCTCTTTTGCATTCAATGTAGGATTAGGCAATCTTCAGCGAAGTGGGCTTCGCATGAAGAATAATCGTGGGGACTTTGAGGGGGCCGCTGAAGAGTTCATGAAATGGACTAAAGGCGGTGGTCGCGTGTTACCGGGACTTCTGAAGAGGCGCAGAGACGAACAGGCTTTGTACCTCTCATGTCCAAGCTAGATAAGATCGCAGAGGCGGCCAACGCCGTATCGAACCCTCTCTCCGCCGCGAAGACTACGGTGGAGTCTGCTCGTGGCTTGATGAACGAGACCTATGGTCTTGTTGAAGACGCCCGTGCTATTGCCGCGAAAGAAGCTGCCGTAAGGCAGAAGAAGCGCGACGAAGCAGCGCTGAAGCCGCAGCTCACAAAAGATCGTGTTACGAAAGTCGTTACAACCCGCGAAGTCAATTCGGCTGTAATCGACTACAACACAAAGACAAGCGCCGCGACTGCTGCAATGAAAGCAGCTCTCATCCGCGAGAAGCAGCGCGAAGAAGAGCATGCTATGTACTGGTCTATGTCCCAGTCTGAGCGTGCAGAATACGACCGCGCACGCAAAGAGCAGAATGAGAAGATCAAGCAAGAGCAGCTAAGAATCGTTCGAGAGAAGCGTAAGAAAGACGAAAGGAACGAAGTTATTCTTGCTGTTGTCGTGTCACTGATTATTTTCGTAGGCGGAGTTTACGGGATGCTTGCTTGGTTAGCTTATGCTTCCAACAACCAGCCCTTGAAGCAAGCACTTGGCCTTGGGTAACGCTTTAATAAGGAGGCACTTATGAAAGCCAGCGATGTGAAAAGAGAGGATGGCAAGATTGTTTATAGGGGTTACAAGTTCCCCGGATTCAACAAGCCGATCAATGCTCCTGCTGGAGCCAAAGAGAAGAAGATGGTTCTGGCCAAGAAAGGCGAGGACGTGAAGCTTGTTCGCTTTGGCCTTCGTGGCATGCAGGACTACACGCAGCACGGCAGTGAGAAGCGACGGGATAACTACCGCGCACGCTCTGCCGGCATCCGCGACAAGTCTGGCAACCTGACCAAGGACGACAAGTTCTCAGCGAACTACTGGGCACGAAAAGTACTCTGGTAATGGAAGTCCAGTACTACCCGCCGGGGCCGGCGTGTGAGTCCTTCCATCTGGATGGCTCATTCGTACGCGGCCTTATGGGGCCAGTAGGCTCTGGCAAGTCCACCGCATGCTGCTACGAGATCCTCATCCGCGGCGTGCAACAGCAACCGGGGCCGGACAAGATCCGCCGCTCACGATGGGCTGCGCTGCGTAACACGTATCCTGAACTCAAGTCGACCACGATCAAAACGTGGATGGACTGGATGAAGGATATTGCTGTGATGAAGTGGGACACGCCGATCACCTCAACGATCGCCATCGACAACATCGGTGACGGCACTGGGGTTGAGATCGAAGTTCTCTTCATCGCTATCGACAGACCTGAAGACGTGAACAAGCTTCGGTCGCTCGAACTCACAGGCGCGTGGATCAACGAAGCCTCTGAGATGGACAAGTCAGTCCTCGACATGTGTACGCAGCGTATTGGTCGTTACCCGTCCAAGCGCGTCGGCGGCCCGTCATGGACTGGCGTGATCATGGATACCAACCCACCGGACGATGATTCTTGGTGGTATAAGCTGGCAGAAGAAGACAGGCCGAAGGGCTACAAATTCTTCCGCCAGCCGGGAGGCCTCATGCAGGATCTGGACGAAAAGTCCGATACCCACATGGAGTACATCCCAAACCCAAGAGCGGAGAACATCCAGAACCATAGCCTTGGTTACCAGTACTACCTGAATCAGGTGGCTGGCAAAACCGAAGACTGGATCAAGGTCTTCCTGCTTGGGGATTACGGCACTACGATGGACGGTAAGCCCGTCTATCCGGAGTGGAACGACAAGGATCACTTTAGTAGCAATTCGCTTATGCCGGTCGATGGTATGCCGGTAATCCTGTCGTTTGACTTTGGCTTGACCCCTGCATGTGTGTTCTTGCAGATGTCTCCGAAGGGACAGCTTCTCATCCTTGATGAGCTAGTCTCTGAGGACATGGGCATCCGCCAGTTCTACTCAGAAGTTGTCAGGCCTTTCATTCTTCAGAAGTACTCTCGCCATCGGATCGAGGCTGTGGGTGATCCGGCGGGAAACATTCGCGCACAGACTGACGAGAAGACCTGCATGCAGGAGCTTCTCTCAATGGGACTGATCTGCGAACCAGCGCCGACAAACGAGTTTTTGGCCAGACGCGAAAGCGTGGCCTTTTTTCTTCAGCGTCTCTCTTCCAGTGGGCCGGGGTTTATTCTTGGCCCTGACTGCAAGATGCTGAGAAAAGGATTCAATGGCGGCTATCGGTACGAGCGCATTCGTGCGTCAGGCACAACGAAGTTCAAGGATCGTCCGGTTAAGGACAAGTTTTCTCACGTTCACGACGCCCTGCAATACGGATGTCTGCACATGAGGCACGAGATGAACCCCGTTCGACGCAAACCTATCAGAGAAGCAAGCACAGGCGGTTGGGTATAAAACATGGCACTTAAATCGGTCAAGTTACAAAAAGCGCAAGAGGACTCGGTCATCCTTGAGGAGCCGGTCGTGTTGTCGCTTTCAGCCTACGTCCGTCGTTGCTATGAGGAAGCAAAGACCGCGAAGTCTGACGT